CGCGAGAATACCCGCTACGCAGCCGAAGGCAGTTGGTACGAGACCAACAAAGTGCGTTTCAGACGGGGTATGCCTCAGAAGATCGGTGGATGGGTGCGCCTGTCCAACAACTTCTTCCTTGGCATCTGCCGCTCTATGCTAAACTGGGTCATTCTGAGCGGGCAAAATCTCGTCACAGTAGGTACTAACCTCAAGTACTACATCGAGCGTGGTGGGGCTTATTACGACATTACCCCTATCCGTTCCACAGTAACTCTTACTGACCCCTTTACTACCTTCTTAGGTTCTGCGGTTGTCCGTGTGGACGACGTTGCCCATGGTGCGCTTGAAGGCGACTTTGTGACGTTTAGCGGGGCTACTGCGGTTGGTGGTCTGACTCTAAATAACGAGTACCAGATTAGCCTTATTGACGAAGATGCTTACACTATTACCGCTGAGACTACAGCTTCTTCTACCGCTACAGGCGGTGGCACTGTTACTGCGGCATACCAAGTCAACACAGGTAACGAGATTGCTGTGCCGTTTACCGGCTGGAGTGCAGGTGCTTGGGGGGCAGGTACTTGGGGTTTTAGCGGCACTACTGATTCACCTATCCGGCTATGGAGTCAGGCTAACTTCGGTGAAGATTTGTTCTTTACCTACCGTGGCGGAGCGCCGTTTTACTGGGATGCAAGCACCGGTGTAGAGACTCGCGCGGTATACGTATCTTCTCTTGGTGGCGCGTCAGACGTTCCTGTAGTAGCTAACAAGGCATTTGTGTCAGACATCTTTAGATTTGCTTTCTGTTTTGGTGCGAACGATCTGGGTACTAGCACGCTTGACCCCATGCTTATCCGTTGGTCTGACCAAGAAGACGTAGCTAACTGGACGCCTGAAGCTACTAACCAAGCAGGCAGTCTGCGCCTTTCCCGAGGTAGTGAAATCATTACCGCTATTCAAGCCCGTCAGGAAGTTCTAGTTTGGACTGATACAGCCCTGTACGGCATGCAGTACTTAGGTGCTCCAGAGGTTTGGGGTGCACAGCTACTCGGTGACAACATTACTATAGCTAGCCCCAACGCAGCGGTATACTCCGGCAACATTGCATATTGGATGGGTACGGATAAGTTCTACCTCTACGATGGTACGGTTAAAACACTGCCTTGTGCGGTGCGAAGCTATGTGTTTAACGACTTTAATGCGTCCCAGTATGCCCAAGTTATTGCAGGTACTAACGAGCGGTTCGATGAGATTTGGTGGTTCTACTGCTCTGCCGAGTCTACCCAGAACGACCGCTACGTGGTCTATAACTATATGCAAGACATTTGGTACTACGGCACTCTATCGCGCAGTGCTTGGATCGACGCTGACCTCAGAGATAACCCCACGGCGGCTACGTACAGCAACAACTTGGTAAACCACGAAGTGGGCTACGACTGTCAAGAAACTGCTACGCCCTTCCCGATTACAGCTACGCTAGTGTCCTCTGAGTTTGACTTGGACGACGGCGATAAGTTTATGTTTGTTAAAAGAATGTTACCGGACGTAACGTTTGATGGTTCTACGGCTGACAATCCCAGTGCGACGATGACTTTATCTCCTTTGGAGAACTCCGGTTCTGGGTACAACAACCCGCTATCGGAAGGTGGAAACAGCAGTGCTACGGTAACTCGTTCGGCTACAGTGCCTATTGAACAGTTTACAGGGCAGGTCTTTGTGCGAGTACGTGGTAGGCAGATGGCGTTTAAGATCGAGTCCACTGAATTGGGTGTGGCTTGGAAGCTAGGTATACCACGGTTGGATATGCGGCCTGACGGTAGGAGAGGCTAGTGGCTGAGAGACTGGTACAAAAGGTCCAAACGCCTGCGCTCCCCATACCTAAACCCGGGCCGCTTAAGCATTATCTGGATGACCTGAACAACATCCTGCGTCTGTTCTTTAACTTGCTGGCAAACGCGGTTAACAACGTATTTGGAGAGTTAGGGGGCCGGTTTATTGACGTACCTAATGCGTTATACTTCTCCACAGTAGATCAGCCCATAGCGGCGGTAGACACAGCGCAAGTTGTTACGTTCAACCAGACATACTTAGAAAGCGGGTTTTCGATTAACGGTGTTGGAAATAGCCAGATAACTGCCACATACGGTGGGGTTTATAACTTTCAGTTTACTACGCAGATTGTTAGTGGTTCGGCTAGCTCTAAGACGATATACATTTGGATTTCGAGAAACGGTACAGACTTAGGCTACACAGCAAAAGACGTAATACTTTCAGGTTCTAGTGACGTTAACGAAGCGACTTGGAACTTTAACTTGGATTTGGCAGCGGGTGAGTACGTAGAGATGAAATGGTCGTCTGATGATATAGATGCCTCTCTTAACTCTGAAACCCCAGCTAGCCCCCATCCGGGCGTTGCTTCTGCTGTAGTAACAATTAACTTTATTTCGGCGCTACCTGAAACGCGCCCAACACCTCCGTAGGTGGGATATGAGTAATAAGATTAAAAAATTTGATGTTGGCGGCCCCGCAGGTTATACCGGCCCTTCAATTACTACGACAGCTCCCGGCCCTAGCCGTATGGGGGACTCTACGTTCCCGGATTTTTTTCTTTCGCCCCTTGATGTCAACGACATATTTCAAACAGACGTAGACTACATGGACATGTTAGAGCAGCTACGTGATGCTGCCGAGGGTATTGGTTCTAGTATACAAGCTGACACTAAAGCGGACCTCGCTGATCTTGCAATGACTCCTGTAGAAAAGCAGCGGGCAGCGGCGCAAAGATATGCAGATTTAGTACTTATGCAGCCAAGAAGTGCTGAAGACATACAGAAAGTACGAGCCGCCAAAGAAGAACTTGTTGCCCTAGGCGTAACCCGAGAACAGCTAGAAAAAGCAGGAATCGATACCTCTCGCGGTATTTCCGACGTTATGGGGCCTACTATAAGTGGGGCTTTGGAAAGAGGGATTGAGAAAGGCTCTGAGCTTTTTGGTCTTGGCGCCGAAGGGTTAGCCAGTCTTGTTGGTGCAGATAAAGCGCTATCGAGTGCCCTACTAAATCTACCTAATCCGGGTGTTACGTTTGTATTCGACGAAAGCGGGAAGAAAAGACCTCTTATTACTGGACAAACCTCTGGTGGTACTCAAGTAGGTGTCACTGACCCGTACGGCATCGCCGATATATTAGCCGGAATACAGGAAGGTAGTATAAGTTTAGAAGACATCGTTGCGGGTGGCGCAAGAGCAGTAAGAGCAGCAACCGCTTACGCAGGTGATGACGACCCTAACAAAAAGACAGGGGTAGATACCGGAGTAAATATAGATTTAGGTAACCAAGACACAGATAAAATACCTTCGGGTGATGACGTACTACCTAAAGATAAAGATAAAGGCGTAGGGGCAGGGGCTGTTTCTACACGTATAATAGGCGAAGGTCTTGATGCTGGTCCCGGTCCCGGTCCTGATAAAGTGCCAACACTTACGCTACCTGATTTCCCTACATTGAGTTTGCCTAGCGACAGAACCCTTACGCTGCCTGACTTTGACCCAACAAAAACAGAAAGAATACCTACTACTGTTACTCCTGCTTCTACTGTTACTCCTGCGGATAAGATTCCCGGTGGTGAAGGTCGCGGTGGCGGTGGCGGCGGTGGCGGGTTAGGACTGCCAGAAGAAACTGCAACGCCCACAGGCGGTATGCGCGGCGTAGCTACAGAACAAGCCGGTGTTGCTGATATAACAATGTTATACGACCCAAGTCTGTCCCTTGCTGAGAATATGGCACGGATGCTAGGTAAAAAGAAAAACGAACAAACTGATGCGGTAGATAGCGCACTTATGTACGGTGGTGGTATAGTACAACCCACTGATTTAAATGACGAATTATTAAGAATTTTAGAGGGACGCTAACGATGTCTTGGCTTACAAATGCAATTAAAAATCGTTATACCGGCGCTAGTGGCCTTGATTTAGGTAACATAGCCAAAGATGTAGGCGTTGCCGGTGCACTTTACGGCATAGTAAACCCTAATGATTCCAGTGGGTTAGCTAGTTTCTTTGGTACTGGCGGTCGCCAGCAGCCGATAGGGTACACAGGCGGAATACCTAACTACACTGCTACTAGAGAGCTAGCCCCTAATGCTTTTGCACAAACTTATACTACCCCCACTGGAGAGATTGCACCCCGTCGTCCCGGTGCTGCGGGCCGTAGATATTTTACTGATACTACGTTTACCCAAGATACAGGCACGCCCTTTATGGGTATCACTGCCGAGCAAATAGCTGCTCAAAACCAAGCTGCCCAAGACGAACGAGATTTTTTTGAAAGCTTACTAAGCGGAGCGGCAACCCAACGCAAAACAACTGCGGCGGAACAAGCGGCGGCGGATACGTTTAATACTGCTAGAGATACAAACAATACAGGTATTACACTTACTACTGGTGCAGATAATATACCTGACGAAGTTGACCAAGGCGCCATAAAACAGACTCCTAGAGAGCTTTACACTAGCCTTCTTAACCAAATAGACGCCTCAGACCGTCTTGATGAGGGGGAGCAATTTACAATCGGCAAGGCTATTACTGAAGGTGGGTTTGGTATAGACGAAATAGCGCAGCGTTACGGCGCACAGCCTGTAGATGTAGTAGAAGGTTTACTACGTGGTGGGTTACAAACACCGGAAGAGATAGTGGGTCTGTACAACAAAGCGGGGGTTGAAGACTTTAACGAGGCAAAGCTTGTGGCTATTTTGTTAGACCAAGGCAAAACTACACCAGAAGAAGTTGCTGCCTATTACAAAGATCACCCTGTATACGGCGGTATTACACCAGAACAAGTGAAAGCGGCGTTTAAAGACCTTGGCGGCTCTAGAGAATTTGCCCAAGGTGGTAATGTAAACGGGTACTACTTAGGCGGTTCTACAGATGGTATGGCGGATCAAATTCCTGCTACAATCAACAACATGCAGCCCGCTGCGCTAAGCGACGGTGAGTTT